AGCCTTTCGTAAATTTAAATGGATTAAATCTTACAACAAAAATACCAGAAAGAAGATTATTGGCAACTCAAACTAAAGAAGGAGCAGCAAATACTAAAGATGAGTATTATTCTCCAATAGTAGATGATATATTAGTAGATGGTATTTCTAAAAATGGATGGGCATTAAAAGGCAATATTTCAACTGTCAAGCCTATTTCTGGTCCCATTTATTTTAAAAATACTACGTCAAAATTAGAAGTCCATTATATCGATCCAAATCAAAGTTTATTCGCCATCGATACTTTATTGTTAAAACTAGAAACTTCTCTTAAAAAACTTTCAGATGATTCATCTGATCAAGAGAAGTTCTTTAATAATCAAGTATTGAAAAAAATTCAAGAGCTGAAAGGAAAAGCGAGTAAAGAAAAGTTTGATTGGAATTCTAAAAACACTGTATATATCATAGTTGAAATTGCGGATAAAAATAATCCAAAAGAACTAAATAACGGTGCAGTAGAAACTAAATCCATCTTTGATGATAAAGGAGTTTTCAAAACAGTTTCTTTCGAACTCGAAAACTTTAGTAGGAACATACCTCAAAATCAAATCTACAAACTACTTGTTCCGACAATTGATCCTGATAATCAATATACAAATAAAGTTTATGGATGTTTAGTGATTGCAATACCAACAACGTATAGATCTACAAAAGGCACTGTTCAAAATTTTGGAGCAAATAGTTCAGTAAATTCATACAGTTATTATTACAATCGCCAATTCATCAGCGATTTATCTGGATTCATAACTGAAAATACTAAATTAATATTCAAGACAGGACCAGAATCTTCTTATCAAAATAAAGCGGCAAAATACAATTTCTTAAATATATCATGCGAATTTAAAAATGGACAAGAATATCAAGATCCATTGGAATATTTCAAAAATATTTACGTTGATTATGATTATACAGCTTCATTGAGTGGTCCATTTATAGCTGGATATACAACTCGACGAATTGATGGTGATTGGAAAACCAAAGGTTTTGGACCACAAAATCCCAAATTAAACTTATCTCTCAATGAGCAAGAAGGCTCTGATGATTTAAGAGAAGCGACTGTCGGAACTGCAAAAGAAAGCTATTCAGACTGGAATAATGATAATGAATATGACGAAGATGCCATAGCAATTACTCACACTATTGAAAATCCTGAAGTTTCTTCTGTGTTTTTTACTTTAGCTATCAGCAATTTAAGTGATACCGTCGCGAAAAGTACTAGTGATGAGCGCCAACAAGGAGATAAGGTTCCTGCTATTGTAGAAATTGAAGTCGAATGGGGTAAGATATCCAATGGTGAAATATCTAATGCTAAGACTAAAAAATACGCTGTTATAGCAATGGTTGAAGGCCAAATGTTGATTGATTTTGGATCTCCAGATTTAGAATCAATAGAAAATGATTATTTTAAAGCTGTTAGAGATGTTTCAAACGTATCAAAATCAACTTTCGATCAAGCTGTATTATCGAAACCTTTTACACTTCCAAAATTAAGTAATCAAGAAAATCCATCATCTGTTAAGAGGTATATAAAAATTAAGAAGCTTTCTACAGAAACCAACTCCGTTTTGCTTAAAAAAGAAATTGCACTGTATAAAGTTACAGAAATTATCGAACAAAATCTTTCGTATCCATTTTCGGCAGTTGCTGGAATTAAAATTGACGCAAGAACATTTGGCTCAGTTCCAGAAAGAACTTATGATTGCAGATTGAAGTTAGTTAACGTTCCAACCAATTACTATCCACTAGCCGCTGATAGATCTGATAATAGATATATTAAATCTATCTCTGAATACACTTTTCCAAACTTAGTTTATGATGGAGACTGGGATGGACAGTTTAAAATGGAATGGACGGATAATCCAGCATGGATTATTTATGATCTTTTAACTAGCAAAAGATATGGATTAGGTGCTTATATTGACGAAAGTCAAATTAATAAATGGGAGCTTTATAAAATTGGAAGATTCTGTGACGCAGTTGATTCCGACGGTTATTTCCAAGGAGTGTCTGACGGTATCGGAGGATTGGAGCCAAGATATTCATGCAATATCCTATTCAAAGATCAAACTAAAATATTCGACGCAATCAATATCGTAGCAAGTTTATTTAGAGGAAGTGTTTTCTTCAGCAATTCAGAGATTCACTTTTTGGATGATAGACCAAAAACACCAATTGCTTTATTCACGAACTCGAACATAAAAGACGGAGTATTTAATTACATTAATAATCGCAGGGATTTGCAATTTAATACTGTCGAAGTTGTTTATTTAGATCGCTTCGATAACTATCAAACCAAAATTGAGTATATTCAAGACGAAGCTGATATCAGAAAGAGAGGAGTGTTCAAGACCGACATAAACACGCTTGGAGTGACCTCTAGAGCGATGGCACGACGCATAGGACAGCACTTGATCTACCAGACTATCAAAGAGAATCAGAGCATAGAATTCTCTGCTGGACTTGACTCTCTACTGTGCCGACCTGGCGATTTAGTAATCGTAGAAGATGAAATGAAAACTATGTCTAGCAACTATGGACGCATTTTAGAAAAAAACATTGTTGACAAAACTTTAAGAATTGATAATTTCTATGATAGTGGATCGTTTACTGGAAGAGTAACTGTTTATACACCAACTGGATATACTACTAATGAAGAGTTGAATAATATAGCTGATTTAAATAGAAATAGAGTTCCATATTTTGATGTCTTAACTGGATTAATTCAGCCTTCCGATAATATCTTAACTGGTCGTTATTATTTTTCTGGTTATGTAAATGGATATCCTACTGGATACCCAAATGCTAAAAATCCATTTCCAAGTCAGTTTCCATTGTATACTGGTTCTGGATATGCTGGTCATAGTTTATTTTGTTATTATAATACTGGTTATACTGGATTTGTTTTTGCAACTGGATTGCCATATCAAGACAATAACACATATGATAAAGTTATAACAAACACTGGAATATCTGATATAACATATTTTGATACTGGCGTTGATTCTACTGGATTCCGCTACGATAGCTCTTCACCAATTAAAAGAACTAATCCATCAGGAAATGTAGCAGACAGAATTGATGTTCCATTTGATAGTTATCATGGAATTTTAGAAAGCGAAATAAGCACTGTAAATAATTCTCAGATAACAACGTTCAATGTAACTGGTCACGATAGCAATTACACTTATGGAAGTAAATTGTTTTTAGACCCAAATGACATAAACATAAATCTATTACAGTTCGTTGGAGAAGGAAGTGTATATCGTATTGAAAGAAAAAATGCCTCTGACCAAATTTACAAAATAATAAGCATCAGAGAACAAAATCAAAACGAATATAGCATCTCGGCTTCTAAGTATGATACTGGCAAATTTCAAGAAATTGAAAATCATATTTCGTCAGACTTTTTACCTCAAACATATGCTAATTCAGTTGCTCAAGCAGCAATCGGAATTAATAAATTAGCCGCACCAGTTATTACATTGTTTAATACTGGAACATTTGGAACTACCTTCAGTTTGACTGGAACATGGTCAGGAGTTGCGAATGCGACTGGATACACTGCTCAAATCACAAACAATGACAGTTCTGATATATACAGACAAACTTCTTCATCTCTCAACTTCGGAGTCACTGGATTGATTTATGGAGGACACTGGCAATTGAATGTCCAAGCATTAGGAAATAATACCACATACTCATCATCTGATGTCGCTGCATCTGGTAAACTAATTTTAAATACTCCAATACCATCCACTCCATACGATAGAGTCTTTGTAAATAACTTTAATGTAAAATAATATGTTTGAATTCGATACACAATTTTTAGTAAACACTGGTTCATTGGGAACTGTTTATACAGGAAGTGGAGTGCATTTAAATCGAGATGTAACTTTTTCTTTTACTTTGGTAGATTTGCAGCAAAATGTAATTCAAACAGATTATGACTTAATTAAAAATCCATTGGTTTCGACAGTTGCATTTGATATTTTAAATAAATCAGGCCAAACAGTATTTGCTAATTATAAATCTGGAACTACTAGTAGAAGCTTAACTTTAACAGAAATAGAAAACGCTAGTATATTTGGCGTATATGAAAAAGATTTCGGCGTTAGAGCTAAAATAACTAATAATGTAAATAGTAATATATTTCAATCGGAGTTTTACGCATATGGTAACTTACCAGAAATAAGTAGTTATCAAGTAACTGATGGATCTTTGGGCTATTTATCGGAACCAGCTTTATATGATAAGATAACTGTGGATTTAAAGTTCGCGAATAATTTAAAATATGTTGATATACAAAAATTTGATTTATACGCTTCCACTGATAGTGGCATTAGTTTATACTCTGATCCGAATTTAAAAAGCTCAGACAATCCTAATTTCTTGTATACTCAAAGCATTCAAGATCTGTCGGAAATCAATCAAATCGATATCAAGCCAGTTGGTTTGTATTATGATACTGAATATTATTTTACGATAGTTCCATACTCGACTCTTGGATCTGGGGAGGCTATCTCATTTGGACCGAAAGTATTCGCTAGAACTGCCGACAGTGATGTTCCTACTATACTAGCAGCCAATCAATTAGAGCTATACTTAGGAGATGAAATTGTTAACACCTCTTTGATTACTGGACAAATTACCGTTGCAAATTCTAATCACTTATTTGATCAAATCGAGAATGGAGTTTATAACACTGTTCTTTACACTGTCCAAATTAAGGAGGGTTCAGACTATACCTCTTCCGAATTGAAGCTTGTCACGAATGGTATTTCTGGTGTTTTATTAGAATCCCCAATAACGAACTATGGCCAACTGATTTATTCAGTTGACCAGAGCGGAGACTATACCAATGTATATGTGTCGGGAGTTACTCCAACAGGTTACTACAAAATATACAAAGTATCAATGTGATGCGTTGAGCATTTCTGCCAATTGAATCATAAACAAAGGCTTGGCCAATGCTGGAAGCCTTGAATACTTCTTCTTTGCGCGTCGATAATTTCTGCGACTGACTGGATCATTTGGGGGAATGATTGATCTAATTTGTTTTGCTGCTTTTTGGTTCATAATTTTGATATATAAGTTTCAGAGTCTTTTAGGAATCCCATCTTTTCATAAAAAGATTTTGTTTTTGAATGCTTCGGATGCTTTACTACTGTGGACATAGATATGAATTCGAACTTTTGTTTTCGAGCGAATTCAACCGCTGTTTTAAATAATTTATAACCTACTTTTGGATTCTTAGAAAGCCATAAGAATTCAGAAAAAATCCTCTTGCCGAATTTAACATTTTTATCGTTATAGAAAATAATGCAGGAATCATAATGATGGTTGTCTTCATGACCCCAAACAAACAAATCCCAATTGAGCAACTGAGTATGCCCGAATGAGGCTTTGATTGTTTCTGCATTGTGCTTCAACAACTGATGACCAGAAGTAATATCTTCCTCGGAAAATAAAACTTCTAAATCATCAATCATCCGACAAAAATCGTCAGGATTAGTTATCCTTTGAATGTTCATTTACGATTTTCAAGAGAACTCGCGCAGATTTAGCTGAGACATCTTTGAACTGCTTCCATTCCTTGGCTTCTTGAAGAAGCTCTATAACTGATGTATTTTCGGTTTCCTGAGCCTTTTTCCAAAGGCTTCTTAGAAACACCTTGAAGCTCTCAAAGTCTACGAGATTAAGCTTTTCGTGAACTGCTTTTTCAAGAGTTCCTTGAGCAGAAATCGGCAAAGCGTTGGAAATAGTAGTTTCAAGAGGCTCACTGACTCGATTCTTAGACTTGTCCATTTCATCTGCTCCGACAATATGCACGTTTAGATAGTTTCTTACACAACGAACAAATGCTCGATTACATGCAATAGTTTCTAGGAACTTGAAGCAGAAGTCATCAGTGTTGGCTGCTGTGGCATTAGCGTATTCCGAATAATCGATTTCCTCAAATGAGCATTCATAATTACCCATCCAGTTGATGGTGCATTTAGCGACGACATAATCATCGCGAACGTTTCGCACATCATAGTCAACACTAAGAAATCCACGAAGCTTGGCCAGTTCTTTAATTCCTCCAAGCATGATAAGAAGTTGCTTGTCTTCCAATCCTTCAACCGAAGGTGGCATGTCGAGCTTGCGAATTTCAAACCAATCCTTGTTAGGATACAAAAATTCTGGCTTGATCATCGCTCTCCAATTAACAGATCCATCTTCATTGAAGACGTAATCTACTGAAGTCAAAAGGCCAAGCTTATCCCGCTGATACTTCTCCCAAGGCTTGAGCGTGATAACTTCTTCCACAGGCTCTGCCGCTTCATTTTGATCCGTTTGTTTTTTCATATATGTAGAAATGATGTAATTCTGCTAATAAGTCCTCATTTTCTACTAAATTATTATTTTTGTCAAGCGAATTTCTTCCCTGCAAGAAATTATACTTGCAAGAGAACTGTTGGTTTTGTGATAAAATGACTTTGGAAGAATAAAAGAATAAATTAGAAAAGTCTACTTCATCACCAAGCATCTTTTTGCTTGCTTTAAAATACAAATGCACATTAAAATCAAAATACTTTTCTCGTAGCACAGGCAAATCTTCTTCGTTTTCAGTCAAAATGCACACTTCAATTTTTAAACTCTCTAAATCGCGCAAATGAGTTTCGCTGATACTGCTGTCTTTATTCAATAAATACGAAACCTTTTTAATTTTTTGCGCAAAGCGCTGACAGATCTGAATGTTCAATTCGAATTGAGAAAAAATAGAAAAAGAATTCAAATATTCGCACCACTTGAAGAAATATTCGGAATGACATCCAAAATCAGGTCGCAAAAAAACATGCTTGTTTTTGACCTCTGGAATAGCAGAATAAAAATCTGGAACAAGTTCAACAATTTGATTGTCGTAAAAGTCTCCAATCAATTTTGTTTTCATGTGAATTTGATCGTTTATATTCAACTGATCAAATATTAGTTTGGAGATTTCTTCTGGATTAATCTTATTGATTGTGTCGTTAGGATCTTGCGAACTCAAGCACGGCTTTACTTTCCACGGAGCTTTGATGTTAGCTTGGTTCTTGCTCCAGTATCCCTTGGAAACAGATTCATAAACGTTGCCAAACACTGTTACCAGTGGAACGTTGACGGAACTAGCGTAGTGGGAATACACGTTATCAGAACCGATGTGAAGCATAGACTTTGAGATGATGTATGCTATGTTTTTAAAATCCAAATCAAACAATTGCTGATCTGCTCCTTGAAGATTTAGGCTTTTTGCCGATCCTATTTGAATGATTTTAATGCCTCTTTGCCTCAAAGATTTTTTAACGATATCAATTACGATGTCATAGTGCTTGTAAGTTTTGGACGGTACCTGACTGTCCACACAAATAGTAATGTACTTTTCATGCACAATCGGCCAAAAATGATTACTGATAACTGGCTTGGAAATTTTAACTCCCAAATTTTTAGAATATTCTTCGATTAAGTGACTCATTGTAATGCGAGTTGAATTTTATCTTTTCCGTTGTGAACGTATGTTACGAATTTTTGAGTGGTAGTGTTTGGGAAGAAAGCCAAATCAAAATAACCTGCATGATCACCAGCACCTTCCAAAATAAATGGATTGTCAATTGATGGAGAATATGCGATGCATTTGTGAATGTATGGATTGTCTTCGATATATTGATAATACTGAGGCTTGGTAATGATGTAAATATTATGACGCGGATATTGCTTCTTCAAATTTTTCATAAGAGCATTGATCAACAATACATCTGTTTCTGAATCTGGAATCACAACGGCAATTCTTTGACCTTTGTCATCTTTATCCAACACATCTTCGAAATCAATTGGCTTTGCATTTTTAGACTGAATGGTATTTTTAAAATGATTCACTAATGCGTTTTTATCGGCTCCTTTGTTAAAAATTTCCATCCATCGAATGAATACAGAATTATTCTTATCGATAATTTCGTTGTTGAAACCTCGATAACAATCAATAATAAAGTCTTCAATCGGAAGATCTAAATTAAATTGATAATCAGCATTTGATGTTGCTTGATCAAACATTCCATCGTAATCAACGCTAGGCATAGAATCAATAATGTCTTCCAGTTGCTTCCCGATAGTTTCAATCGAGCATGTGTCGATAACAAATTGTCGAGCTTTAAGTCCCAGCGAACATCTTTCAATACTAGGCATTTCATGCACCATTTTTAATTTAGATGCAATGCTGTCAGAGCATGTCGAAGCTTTAATAAACTGCGTTCCTGGTTCTCTATATTCATGCCAATCCAAAGCAAAACCTCCGCTTTCTTCTGTGCAGTAATCTTCGCCGCATGAATAATTAGTAACTAAGGTTATTAGTTCCGCGAGCTTTGCTTCTTGGATGGGTATTTCTTGACCACCGCTAGTGAAAGGGTGACAATACACGTCCATAAGATTATAGATTTCGTTAAGTTGCTTTTCGTTAACTCCATGATTAATGTTGGTTGTATTTACTGAATTTTTGTTTCCGCAAAATCTGCAATCTAGTTCTTGAGAAGTGTATGATTTAATTTCATACTGCTTGCATTTATTGCAGAAATATGTAGTCAATATGTCGGAAGGATTGATGCCCTTTTCTTTTAAAAGAGATATAATATCCCAACCTTCAGACCAATGAGTGTGCAATAGAAGTTTAGCGTTTGGAGTGGATTGTTTGAACTTCTTGAAACCTTCCAACATATTCGGAACACTTTTTCTCAATTGATTTCGAAATACAAAACCAACAATGAACTCATCTCGCAAACCAAACCTTTGACGCAATGATGATCGCTGTTCATCACTCATTCTATAAAACTGATTTGCGTCCAAGCTTCCTCGCAATGTTTTAACATGATCATATCCAAGCTTCTTCATTGCTTTTTCGGCAAATGAGGCCCAAACATAATAATGTTTTATTTTCGGAGCAGCGTCGATTGCACTTTGCAAAATTGGAAGACTGTCCAATGTTGTCCAAATCATTGAATTGATTTTCTTCCACCACGGCTTTTCAAAAAAATCATTAAACGCCCAAATGTCTTCAATACCAATATACACATCAGGCTTGAATTCCTTGATCGCATTGTCGATCATATTGACTCCATATGCGGCGGCTCGCTGGGCATTAGGATCTGTCATCGAAGACAGTGCTTGAGGCTCTGGAAGCGATCCTACGCACTTCCACGGCAGAGTCTTTAGCTCTTGATCATTCCAGTGCCGACCATTCGCCAATTCAATGATATTATACTTGCCAGTTTTAAACAGATAACGAAGAATGTTCTTCTTGTTTTTGCCAAAGCCAGTAAAAGCTTTGCAAAAGTTACTGTGGATCATTACTGTTTTTTTATTCATGCGATCTATTACCGAGGTTATTTGAACAACGTGCATCAAAAACTCTATTCAAAACATATCTGAAAAACTCTCTGATCGCACAAGCTTCACCAAGCTCAATACCAATACCAAACTTTAAAGCAGAGTTTTTTGTGATTGAAAGAGAGAAGGCTTTTGCGCCATTTTGCTTGGTGTATGGCTTGAATTGAATTGATGTTTTATTGTCGTCGTATGTATGAAATGCGTTGTAATCAGTGTTGTTTTCAATTGCGAGAATCAGTCCTCCAAGTTCAAACTCATTGAGTTTTACAATGATAGTCTTTTCGGGATTTTTAGCGTTTTCAGAAAATGATCCATTCTTGGTCTTTTCATTCCAAGAGTGCTGCATAACAGCATTCATGTAGACACATGGTTCTTTGTTCTTGCCTGTTTGTCCGAGATTAAAAGAAAATGCACATCCAAGATTGCGAGAATTCGGTTTGTAAAGTTGAATCATAAAATTAATTATTCTTAATGTCTGTATTGTAATGATATCTCCAAATAAATCCATTCGCTTTTTTTCTTTTTCCTTTTAAACAATATCGTAAAGATCCAAAATTAGTTTTTGTGATTACGCTTGCTTGTAATTGAGAATCAAAAGTTTTAATAAATTCTCCAGAAAGAGAAAACTGATCAACTTTTTTAGAATTTAATCTATTATTAATACTTGCCGCTTCAAGAAATTTTGCTTTATGTTCTTCTGAGAGTTTTTTATTTTTATTTGCTTTAGAAATTTTATCTTTATGTTCTTGCGACAATTTAATATTTAATTTTAATCTTGATTGACGAGATTTCTCAATATGTTCTGGAGATTGTTTTCTTCCCCTTAGTTTAGAGGCTCTTTTTTGTATTGAGCTTTGTTCTTGCTTTAAACCCTTAAGAGATTGAGATATTTTGCGTTTAGATTCTTCGCTGAAAGAATACCCATTGTTTCCCATTCCTCCGTAATTTTGATTTGTAAGATTACATCCAAGATATTTCAATATCCTGATCCAATACTCTTCAGCTTCTTTCCAATCTTCCCTGTTGCAAAAATCTAAAATTTCTATTTTAGGTTCTAAATTTTTTTTTAATAAAGAGTTTATCCATTTTGCTCTATGATCGTTTAATTTTTTAGATGATTGGATATGACTTCTTAATCTTTTTTCTAAAGATTGCCAAGTTTTTCCGACATATCTTATTTGACTTGTGATGGGATCAGATAACGTATATATAAAGACTGCGCTCATATTTAATGTTAATCCAAATATAGAAAAATTCTATTAAAAGAGTAAAATTTAACATGCCTTATTTAAATCATTCTATTCCCACCATAACTTGTTTAATTAGAGACGAGTTTCTGTTCAATCACGAAAAAGGATTTGGCTCATACACTTCATGCGATGTGCATTCTGTAGCATCTATTGAAAAACGAGTTCCTTTGTTTGAGGCTTTTTTAACCAATGGAGTAAATTGGACAAGAAGACCAATCACTGCGTTTTGCTGGAAACCTTGCGATCCAGTTCCGCTGGAAGAAGCTATGTATTGGGATTGTTTCAGTCCTTACATTGATGTGCAAGTTCGTGCTAGAATGAAAGGATTACGCGCTCAATTGATCAACTTTCAAGGTCAGAAGAAATGGGGCGAATACATGTTTACTTTGGATTGGGGTTGGGAAAACAAAAGCATTCTAGACACGAACTTTTCAGAAACGCCTGAACATAAATGCGCTCATGTATTTAAGATGGACAACGGCAACTTTTATGCATACCCAAACAATCGAATCGTGTGGCATGATGATGCTTGGGTTGATACTCCAATTGATAAAAATCCAGGTTACAAAATCGATTTAACTGT